CCCGTGCTAGCCCCTGATACCGCCCCAGCTTGTGCGCCATTAGATGCCTGTATGCGTAGATCGTACTTAGTTTCATTACTTACATTAAACTGTACTGGTCCCATTTTATCTCCTTTTAATTTAGTAACAGTTTTGCTTCATCGGCAGTAATGCCAAGTTTGGCTAGTAGGGCTGCTTTGTCGGTAGCGGCTTGGGCTGCTTTGTCGGCTTTCCATCCATCGTATTGTGTAAAACCAGCCTCGTATTGTGCCTTAGTAATTGGCTCACATTTTAAAAATTGTATGCCTTCGTATTCATCTCCTATAATAACCCAACCGCCTGTAGGAATAAGCATTTCTAAAACTTCTCCGCCGTTAGCCATTATGCACCTATTTCCATTAGAACTATTGTGGACATCGCATTATCGTTTTGTACCTTTACTACGCTGCCGTTGCTGATAGACATAAACTGAGTTTTGTAAGTTGTTGCAGAGGTTGTTGCTGGTGAATCTTTGTAATTAGTCGAAACTGTGCCAGCCGCTAAATAACCTGTGCCGCCATTTTGGGCTGTGCCAAGAGATAATAAAGATATTTCAGTAGCACCCCTAAATAATTTAATTGCTGCACCTGTATCGGTTGTGTTTTTTGCCACGCCATTTTGTGCAACCATTACTAAAATTGTGCTTGTGTTAAGGGTTGGCGTAATTGTTGCCGTTAAGCCAGAATCCACATAAGTAGTTGTGGCAGAAGTAACGGTTGTTGTAGTCGTTGCTGTCACCATTTGTAGCAATTTACCACCGCCGCCCGCAGGTGTAGCCCATTTTAAGCCTAGTGCTTGGGCTGAGTCTGCCGTTAATACTTGGTTATTAGTACCTATTGGTATTCTTGCATCAACTGTAGAGAAGCCGTAAAGATCGCCTTTAGTGGTTAATGGAGATGCGCTATCGGCTGCATCTACGGCAAAGAATAAAGCCGCACTTGTAGAGTTAAAATATAATGTGCCAGCATCGTATTGTTTTAGAGCTAGAGTTGCGCTGGTATTTACTGTTGCTGTGCCTGCCGTTACTGTGCAGACACCTGCTCCTATATTCTGTATCTGTACCGTATCTCCAGCTGCAAACAGGGCTGTATTGACCGTGATGGTCGTTGCACTTGCGCTGTTCATCTGTACGACTGTGCCAGCATCGGCGGCAACTAGCGTGTACGAAATTGTCTTCGCCGTAGTCGATCCACCGCCCATTGCCGTCTGCTGAAGTGACGACATCTGGCTGGCTGTTAAAACCTGCCCAGTCGTAAAGGTTTGCTTAGCCATTATTCACCTGCCTGTTCATAGTTAGTAGGATAGTACAGAAGTATCTAAAATCCCGTAAAGCGCGCTGTCTAGGATAAACGCGTCAATTATCGGCTCCAAGGTTGTCATGATTACACGCCATTGGTTTGGCGTAATTGTCATGGCCTTGCCAAATACTTGCAGCGTTTTGGTCAAATCTGTTGCACCGGGCTGGGCCGTGGTAATTGTTACAGGATCAAAGAAATCCAAGTCAAGGGCTGCAATGATGCCTGCATTGTAGTTGTTGGTGTATAGGTCTAACTCAATGGCATCACATCTCACGGTTGTTTCGGCATTTGATGCCACGAATGCCTGGGCATAATTTAGGGCCGTAGCCGTGTCCTGCATGAGCAGATTCTGCTGATTGTAGGAGTGCAAGAAATACTTGGCCACGCTTGCTGAATCTGTGGCCGTTTGGACTGCAAGGCCTGTGGCTGTGATTTGGGCTGAGTTAAAGATAAGTAGGTCATTGAGTACCCATACGGCATTAAAGTAATCGATGCCAAGGCCATCATCGCTGAAAACTACAGGGGTGCCAGCAACACTTGATGCCGTGACTGACCTATCTTGAAACACGAAACTGCCAGATGCATCCACATAAAATGCGCCAAATTCTGTGGCCTCAATTGTCTGACATGCAGCAAGGCTAGTGCGAGCAGTGCCAGGATCGGCTTGCACGGTAGTAAGGCCAGCATCCACATCCCTCATCGATGATGGCCAAGCAATTTCATCAAGGATGTTATTGATGCGTGCCCCGGTTAATTGGCCTGCACTTGTGCCTGCCACTGTTGATATCTGGGCATTGGTTGCCAAGCGGAATGCATCAACGGCTGTAATGGTGGTAAGTGCAACCTCAGAGGTGCCAGCAGTAGGAATCGATGTCGAATATCCTGTGATGAATCCTGAAAACACCGGATAGGTGGTGCTTAGCAGCGTCACCGTGTCGGTATAAGTTGCCGTAATCTGCACCTTGCGCATGGGTGTGAGTAAAGTGTAATAAGGCCCAGAAGTATTTTGAGGATTGAAATCACCATTTTGATCCACAATAACTAATGTCAATGTGCCGGTCTGGAATTGATTGGTTTGAACATTGCGGCCACGCTTGGTCTGAATGCTGTTGACTACATCGCTTACATCAACAATAACTGCAGCTGCATCTGCCAACACATTAGTGTCAAGTATGCCTTGATCTAAAATCATGGCTTGTGCAAAACTGGGGCCCGTTGAAAAATTTATGAATGCGTTGATTGTTGGGACTGTCATAGGCCACCAGGAGGGGCAAGGTTGTTGCCATATCTACTATTGTCAACAACGGCATTTTGTACAATTTCAATAAGGCCGCTAGTTTTGTCCACAATCGTAACGGTTGCGGCTGCGTCTTTTAATGCTTTGATAGCATCGGCCAATTGTTTTGCAAGTAAAGCATTAGCAGCAGCCGTTGCAGCGTCATTAGCACTAGATGTAAAACCTGTTGCGCCTCCAAAGGGGCCTCCACCAGTAGTTGATGAACCACCGCCATTTGTTGCTGGAAAAGGCGTAAAACCTGTTGCGCCTTGAAATGGGCCTGTGGTTGGTAACGCTGCAATTGCCGTAGAAAAACCTCGCAAGCCTGATGCAACTAAAGCCAAATCTCCATTCAATACATCGGATTTTAATATCGTGCCATCAAGGGCCAGGGTAAATTTACCTAGACTTGCAATGGCTAAAGCCTCAGCAGCAGCCTTATCTGCCATGACTTTGGCCAAATTCTCTGCTGCCATTTTAACCCCTGCTGCGTTCTCATCTAGGATTGCCAGCATTGCTTGCAAGCGTGCCTTGGTTTCAGCATCTGTGGCTTGGGCAAGGGCTGCAAGGATGCCAATGCGCTCTAGGTCAAATTTCTTTTTTAACTCATCAAGGGCTGCTTGATCCTTTTTAAGTTGCAACTCATCTTTGGTTGCCTTGTTTTTGGCTAGCAATGCAGCCAATTCTTCTGCTTTTTGCTTGGCTAATTTTGCATTAGCGATGATCGCCTTATTGCGATCTCCTGGGCTCTGTTGGCCGTATCCCGTTTTAACGGTGCTTCTGCCATAACCCCTGTATTGATCAATAAGACCACCTTGCCCAAAAGCAACCATATTACTAGGCAAACCTAAAGGATTAGTAAGCATTCTGTTCAAATAACTACCGACTATAGGCATCTTTTGCAATTCTTTAATTAACTTGGCAGTAGACACAATGGCTTCGGATAATCCTGTTCCAAGGTTTTCAATCGCTTTGGTTACTGAACCTATGCCACCTTCGCCGCCAAGTAATGTTAAAGCATTGAGCAGACCTTTACCAATAATCTCTTTGGCATTTGCTGATGCCACGGCCAATTTGTCCATTTGTCCTGAATAACCTGCCGCCGCTGTCAGCGCAGACCCTTTATATTTGGCCGTTAATTCAGCTGTGATTTTGTTCATGTCGCCTGTGGCCAAAGTTGCCTTTGATACAGCCCCACCCATTTTGCTCAATGCAGTGGTATTTCCTTGGAATCCTTTGGCTAATGCCGTGCTCACTGCACTTAAATCCTTGCCGGTGGCTTGACTGATATCTAGGGCTAAGGCCAATGCATCTTGCGATTTAGTCACATCACCGGTGGCCGTCAATAAAATTTGCAAGGCTGGCCTTAAACTATCATCAAGGACCCCTGTGGCATTTTGTAATTTGGCAATAAAATCCTCAACATTAGTTGCAGCGTAGGCCGCGCCAACATTGTTGAGCGTATTGGCCAACATCCTTGCGGCTTTGTCATCAGCTGCAAATGCCTTGACTGATGCCTTGCCAAATGCCAATACCTTTTGGGCTGCAAATACACCGGCGAATGCCTTGCCTAATGATTTGATTGATTTGTCAAAGCCTTTGATGTCCTTCTTGGCTTTGTTTAATCCCTTGGGATCATATCTAGTGGTGGCTGTGACTAATAAATTGGGCACTATGCCACCGCTACATAACTTGCCTGATTGCCAGCACCGCCAACAGCGTTAAAGGTATTGACTGCCTTATCGATGGCCTTGGCCACGGCTAAAGTTGCCTTGCCTTGATCCTGCTCCCATGCCTTAAATATCAATCTGCCGCGCTCTGGGCCCTTGCCGTAAAGTGAACCCATTGCGCCAATAAATAATTGGCCTGCCTGTGGGTTATTAGATCGACCTTGTTGGCCAGGCTGTACGCGCCCGGCAGTTTCATAGATGGCACCTGCTGGTGAATTGTTGCGCACATAATACTGAGCGCGATAACCCTGTTTATTTTGGCGGCTTTTGCCTTGGCGATAGACAATCCCAGCTGTGACCTCTGCCGTGTCAAAGAGTGGAAATTTGCGCACGCGCCCACTTGTGTTAAACACGGCTTGACTCTGTACCTTGCCGCGCTTTTCCCAGCCCCGAAGGTAAGTGGGGAATCCAATGGGAACATCTGCGCGTGCTTTATCGCGGATGCCAAGCATGACGGCCTTGATGTCTTTGTTCATCTCTTTAGTTAAATCCCTATCGAATTTGCGCATGGCCTTCAAAGTAGACTCAACGCCTGTGATGTCTAGTGGCAATTGCTCGCTCCTTTGCTCGGTCATTAAACACTTGCAATACTGCCTGGAACATCCTCTCATCCATCGCAAGGATTTCATTTGGACTTAGATGCATCTCCACCGCTAGTGAGGCCACTAGATAGGTGAGGCTGTCCCGATCTATTTTTTTACAGGTTCATCATCCATAACTTCAACAGCAATCAAAGTGTTGAGCCATTCATCTCCAAATGGAGGGATGACTTCAACGCGCTGAAGGCAATTGTGGGCAAGCCAGTAAATATCAGTCTGAGATTCCGCGTCACGAAATCTTTTGTGAATTCCTGATCCTGCGTACTTTTCAAAGGCTACTTCAACCACTGGGGTGATTTGCACAATCACATCCCCAGAGGCCCTGGTGATTTTTAAGCGTGCCATGTTTTTATCCTTAGAATGGAGTGGATGATGATTGAGTAACGACTGTGTTGACTGTGAAGGACAAACTAGATGCCGCTTCATCCCCAACGCCGCCATTGCCTACTGGTGTTAGGTTGTTGACAAGAATTGAAAATTGAAATGTCGGGTTGGTTGCTGAAACTGTCAATGGTGTTGAACCACTGCCAGTGATCATTGAAACAGCAATAGTTGTTCCCCAAGCCGTTCCCAAAGTAGCCATGACTTGAGCAGCTGCCCAGTCGTTGAAAAAGTCAATTGTAAGTGTTGCGGCTTGCAATCCTTTTGCAAATTTATGTGCAGAATCGCCCATTGCTGTGACTTCAATTTCATCAAATGATTGCGTCAAAGTTACTGCGCTTACATAAGATGAAATATCAATCGATGGAACAGTTGGCGTTGCAAGGGGTGCAAGTTTCACGCCAACATTATTATTTAGATAAATTGCCATTTAGTTTTCCTCTTTTTCTGTTGTCGTTGGCTTAGCAGCCTCTTTTGGGTCTTTGATTTGGCCAACCTTGATAAGCCAAGCCAAATTTTCTGCGTTTGTATCGCTCATGTTTATCTCCTTATGACCAAGTTGTTAGGACTGTGATTGAGAAATCAGATGTGAGCATGGGCCCACTTGGAGCATCCAACAAGGATGGGGCACTTGCCCCGGTGATGTTGAATACTAATGATGATGATGCAAGTTTGTTAAACACGGCCACAATGGTAGATTCGATGCCATTCAAGTTGCCTTGGTTGTCTAGATACGGCACCGTCATGATAATTTTGAAGTTGGCCATACAGCTAATTGAAGCCTGAGAGTTATTACTTGGCACAAGGTATGGATCACTTGGAGCAACTATCACTGAGTTGGCAAGAATTACTGACGGCGGAAATGAGAAGGTACTCCACACACCGGCATTGGCTAGGGCCGTTGCTATCGTTGTGCGCAGTGTTGTAAGTGCTACCGGCATCGCTCATCCGACCATTGTGTTCGGGCTAAGGTATGGCGCGAGCAATCCCCTAATTGATGCCATCAAAGTGTTGGACATTCTAAAAGGGCTTGGCGCGTAACCATCAATGCCCATGCCACCATTTTGAGTGGCCTGCCTAGATTGCCAAATGTTTGTAGCCAGCATAAGGCTCGCCGATCTGATGGCAGCTGTTGTCGCATAACTGGCCGTTTTCTCATCTGGACCTGCCATCGTGCCGTAAGGCTGTACTAAATGCATGGCTTCATCAACTGCAGCACTTGCAAATTGTATGTATTGATACCCCAAAGGATAGTTGTATCGGCTTGGCAGGAACACCGTAGTGGTTGTTACTGCATACGGGCCCGTGCCAGTAATTGTTTTATTGCCGTTATAGCCTGAACCTGAATTAGTAATAGTTATTAATTGACCAGTTACGAATTGTCCAGGACTAGCAATAACAACAGTTGCAACATTAGATGCGCGACCTGTAGCCACAACAGGCGCAGTGTTAAACCAAAGAAATGAATTGATGAGATCTTGGGCAGTCTGGCAACATTCTTCAACTGTTGGATCCGTGTACAGGGTGCCAATTCCAAGTGAGTCGCGCAACTCTTGCATTGTCGTATATGTCGCGGCCATCATCATCCTTTCATTTGATAAGGCTTGCAGGGCCAGGGCCTCCTAACCCTGCAAGCGGCTTAGGGTTTTATCAGGTGAGGTTAAAGCGTTGTAGGCCGCCTGAAACTAATGTTTTAGTCGCAAAATATCCGTAAAGTAGTACAGAAATTTCACCGGTGGCAACCACATTGACGGAAAGCGTCAATTTGGGGGATTCATAAATGCAGATTGCTGACTTAGCAACTACGAATGCGCTGTCATCAATTGTTGTTGCAACCATATAAGGGTCCACATACAAATCTAACCCAAGGATATTTCCACGGATTGAGTTAGGTGTCGAAACACCTGATGCATTTTGTGGCTGGGCTGCTGCATAGATTGGTCGATTTGAACCATCTTGTGCATTGATGAGCAATGACCATTGTGAAGTACCTGCAATATATGCAGAGGCTAACTCACCAGTTGCGGCAAATACTGCTGGAGCAGCTGCGCCAACAAATTGCTGTACACCAGTGGCACTTGCTGCCACTGTTGTTGCGCACAATGTTCCTCCGCTGACAATCTCGGCGATAACTGCTGCATCTGATGCCTTAGCGTACGCGCGCAAGCAGTTTTCATACATTGCTGCATAGAATGATGGTTCAGATCGATCCAACAATTCTGTTGACATAATTTGTGTGCCGGCCAGTTTTACAACTGTGGCATTTACATACGCGCTTACAATCTGAGTCGCAGCCGTTGATTGACCTTCTGCAACGGTTGAAATTGTCGCATTAGTTGTGATTTTTGGATGTGAGATTGTCATGCCCGATGCTGATAGTGCGCGAGCACCACCGAGCGCGTCAATTGTTGGGCGCACCATCAGTGATGTGTCAATAACTGTTGGTGAGAATATTGTTGGAGAAAATGCTGGGTTAGTGGTGAATGAATCGTTTGCCGCTTCGATTTTGCGTGCTTGTCCATCTGCTGCACGGATATAATCACGGGATACATCGCTGCCCAATGTGGCTTTGATTGTGTGCTCCATATATTGTGCTTGTGTCTTAATTGGTGAGCGCACTTCTCCCACCATGTAACCTGCTGAAATAACTGGGCGAGAGGCTTCCACAACTGGAGCCTCTGCCTCAGGTTCTGGGGCTGTTGTTTCTGGGGCTGTCGTCATGACTGCCTCGCTTTCTGTTTGTGGGTTGGTTGGTACTTGCTCCGCTTCGCCTTCGCTAGCGGCAACACTGGTGACTATCGCATTCTCAAAGGCTGGAGATTCAACCAAACTGACCTCAACAAGCCGTGCGCTAGTCACTAGGAGGTAATCGTCTTTGGGTAGTGATGAGATAACCTCAACACCAACGGAAAGCCCAGAAACTAGATCCTCCGCGGCCAGGGTCAAATAATCTGTACCCTTGCTGCTATTTGAAATTTTGAATGATCCATAAATAAAACTCCCTTGACTGCTAAATGATTGAGCACGGCCAATAGGATCATTGGCATTATGTTGTGCCAATAATTTTATGCGACTTGCTGAAGGCATTTGGATTGATCCTTGTTCAAATACAACAGGCCCAGCTGATGTTTGACCAGTTGCGCCGTATTCCATAATTGTGCCGGTAATCATGCGCCTTTCAGTATCGGCTGCCTGAATTGGTGTGCTAAATGTTAATTTCATGATGCATCTCCATTCGGTGATAAGTCCTCCATTGCTTTGGCTTGATCCAAAGTGATGAGATTAAGTGCCAGCATTTTTTCAATTACTGCAAGGCGTGCAGGTGCATCCGCGCGTAAGAATGTTTCATCACTTGCAAAACGCACTACATTATTTGCATTGGTTATGTCATCCATACTGAGGCGATCCTCCACGGCACACACATAAGGAGCCAAGGTGTACGCATAAAATTCTTTGCGTGCGTCAAGCACATTTTGATATGTCATTGATTTATTTGCATCAGATGAGGCCATGTATGCCGGCACATTCATCAATCTGCAAATTTCGGTGCTCAAATCTTGTTTTGCCTCTGAGTACATCATGTCTTTAGGTGAAAATGATGTTGTGGAATAATCCAGCGTGCTAGTCAAATATGCGGTACCCCGTGAATTTCTAGCAGCCTTCCATGCGGCAAGAATTCCTTGCACTTGTGCTTCAGGAAGATCAGCCCCGGAATTTTTCAAATACCCACTTGGGATTGGCGTTTGCGCAGCAATTGCAGCTGCTTTTTCTAAATCTAACGCTGCCCTAATTGTGCGACCACCGGTTGCAAGCACACCAGGTTGAAGTGACTGAAATGTGATTAAACTTCCCAAACCTGACATTGGGCGCACTTCATTATCGACTGTGTAATACTCAACCTCAGTGTTGCGCGCATTTAATTTTGGTGTGACGCGCTCATTAGATACCCATGCAAATCGTGCAGGCCGTCCATCATCGCTATAAGTCGATGTCACTTCCCAGTATGCAATTTGATTAAACAATAACGATTGAACCGTGTAGGCAATTGTGACACTACGCGGTTGACGAATATCAGGTTGATCCAACCAAATGGGATTACCTAACTCCTCACCGGTGCGCTTGTTGTAAAGTGATAATGGAATTCCGGCGATTGTTCCGCAAATTAACTGCCTGCACTTACTGACCGTGGGAACCTGTAAAGCACTGTTCAAATCAATTGATGAATAATCAAATCCTGTTGCATAATCGCTAAATGCTCCAATGCCATAGGCTGAATTCATTACTGCCGGAGCATATTGATTTTTTAATGTGTCGGGTTCATCCTTGACAAGCCGCAATGCAGACAATATTCCCATGGTGCCGATAATAGCCCTATATCACTCAATACGGACATTGAGAACATTTGGCACATTTGGGCGTGTCTAACCTGCAATCACCATAGGACTTGAAACAGGCTCCTGCATTTTGTGAATAATCATGGCCAAAGCAATTGGGCCTGAAACATCTCCAGCTGATGCCCTGCGCACAATCCTCCAGGCTGCATCATTAGATTTGGCCGCGCACGCATTCATCTGATCCGTGAGTGGCACTTGGCCTGCGTGCACCAACCTTTTTGCCACAATGCTATCTAGCAAATCCCCTGATGCCTGATAAAAGGCCGTGCCCGATACATCGATCATGCGCTGACCTGATGCCGTCAATCGTGCAGCAATTGATGCCGTGGCGTAGTGGTCGAAGCAAATCATGGCCGGGCGATACTTGTCTGCCCATTCTTTTATTTTAGCTGCAATCGCTAACTCATCCACGGCATTGTCCGATTTCCATGAATCAAGCATTCCCACACCCATGCGGCCATCGGGCAAAATTTGACCGGCAATAAGGGTTGCCGTGCGCCTAGATTGTGCAACATCAAAGCCAAAATAGGTTTGTGGCCCAGGTGCCATTGCAAGCGTAATATCGCTACACGCCTCCCATGCGCCTTGTGGCCATGGTGAACTCAGCGATGAAATCCATTGCGTAAGGCTCTCAGTCCTAAATGTTTCAGGTGTATCCGTACTCAACGCCTCTGCCAGCGTTTCCAATGTAATCAAATGACCCAATGACGGATTGGCCATTGCCCAGGCATTTTGATCATCAATTTTGGCGTGCTGAGGTGCACTCCATTCATACCAGCCCAAAGTCTTAGCCGGATAGGACATTGCCCTATCGCGCAAATCATTGAGTACGGTAGAGAATGCATCGCCTGCATTTGAGCACAACATCGTCTGAGAATTAGGTCGGGCACGGGTTGTTGGCTTAGCTGCTCTCCATGCCTCCTCCCCAATCTCACGCACTTCATCGATGAATAATAGATCGGCCGATTTTCCGCGTGCACCGTCAGATGTAGCAGCTACAATTTCATAGCGCGAGCCATTCTTTAATTCAACGCACTCCGTACCTGATCCAAACCTACCGACCTTGCCAATGTTGAGTTTGACCTGATCTCGCAGAAAATCATTGGCCTCAATAATCTGAATCACCAATCTAAATGTGGTCAAGGCCATTCCGCGATTAGATGACATGGCAATAATGGACTTTTCCCCAAATACAAACAATCCGGCCAATATCCGCAGTGCCGCCAATAATGTCTTACCATTTTGCCTTGAAACGCAAATCATCACGGTACGCCTGACCCACAGCCCATCTTTGGTGGTTAGAAAATCATCAGCTGCGTATTTTTGCCAAGGCAGCAATGGGTAGCCCACTTTCTCGCAAAATTCTGAAAATTCGCCACCCCTACTGGGGCCTGTCAATTTTGGTGTCATGATCCGGGGTTTTACATGGCCCATTAGGGCTTTTTTCTTTGCCCCAGTTTTGCGCTTGGGTGCATTGTCTATGACTAACTCCACGATGGCCCTGACTGACCTTCAAAGGGCCCTGCAAGGCTTGGACTGACCGTTTTAGTGTGTAAAAGGTCAGGAGGGACAGGGGGGGCAGAAGTTGAGCCTAAAAAAAAGGCCACAGACTTGCGACCCTTGCGCTGATTGCACGCGGCACAACTTGTTGTCAGATTCTCCATCTCATCGCCACCACCATCGACCTTGGCCACTATGTGATCGCAATGCGTGGCACCTGGTGCACCACAATAAGTGCAGGTGTGTTGGTCACGGCGCAACACTCTCAGTCGTTGCTTCTTGAACTCACTGCTGTTGTTGTTATGTCTTAATGCCATCCGTGCTTTCTCCAATGCTCCAAGGCCAGGGCAATCGATCCATATCGATGTTGTGCATAGCGTACACACCAACGCACTTGTTGCCGGTAATTAGCAGTAGCCATGTACTTACTGCGCCCTTGACATAAGCCATAATGTGAGCCATTGCGAGCGCGTACATTCCAATTGCTCTCATGATTCCACAACACTAATGCAGCTGAGAACTCTAATGGTGTGAGCACATGGCCAGCATAGGATTGAATTGTTTTAAGATCTACTGCACTTGCTCCAGGGCTGCTAAGCAATAGACATAGCCCTGCCAATAGATGCACAACCCACCGCCGGGCTTTCCCTGTCGGGCCCTGCCGTGCGTCATGCATCGTATAGGTTGAGTCAAGTAACAGCGTGAATCTTGGGCGTTTCCCACAGGTTTGGCTCCCCTGTGGATAACCCCTGTGGATAACTATCTATCAAACCATAGGCTGAGAATGCGCCCAACCACTAGCCCCAACAGGAGGCCCATCCAAAACATCATTGTGCATTCTCCAATAAACACACACCCATAATTCCACACCTGGTGCATTGCAACACCTTGACATGATCCGGCAAATTGTCGGTGATAATGCGCTCAATCTGTTCAGTTATTTTCTTACACTTGCGGCACTCATAACGGATTGTGATGCTCATTTAATTGCCTCACGGCATTTTATGCAATAGAACAGCAATGGATCAATGGACATATACCCGGCACCATCGGCATCGAATACTTCCCCACAGGTGGTGCACTGATCCTTGGCCATGATGATGTCCTCCAAATTGACCCATCCAGCAGCTGTGTGAATCTGTATCTCGCCCATTATTTTACGCTCGCAATCTTAGGCACCCAGGTGCCCTCAGCGTTGAGCACGAACCAATTGGCAGCACATTGCTCACCACTGTTTCGATCCTTACGGCACCCCATTCCATAGTATGCCTTGCCGTTCTTTTCACCGGATACCTCCATGCGCTCACCATGTATGCAGTTGTACACATCAAAGGTTGCCCCCTCCGGCTCACTTAATGGCGCAGCCCACGGATCATAAATCTCTTGTTCAGGTTTTTTAATTGCCGTCACTGTTGCCTTCGGTGCCTCGGCTCGCGCTTTGACTTCCTGAAGGCTTGCAATCTTTTTGCTCGGTATGCCGATAGCAATAGCGCAACGACCCCACGCACTTGTTTCAGCATTCATCAACTCACTTCCCTTTGTGTAAGGAGTGCGCCCTGGCACTTCCTCCCACGCACACGCAATGGCCGGGCATGGGTCAAATGGATCACGATATAATGCAGCTGTGTAGGCAATGTAGGTAATGCCTGCAACTTCCACAATCTTAAATGGCTCCATAGGATTTGCTGGCCTAAACACGGCTTCAGGGTACATTTCCTTCACGCGCTTAATGCGCTCTGCCACATCGACATAATCATCCATTGCAAAACTCATAACATTGCCCCTTCATCTACTGCCATCCAGACAATGCAATTATTGCCTTTGGCATTTGGCCGGGTTCGACCACTATCAATGACTAGGCGCATCTTTACCAATGAGCCCCGTGATGGCCTAACACTGTTGCCATCGATGTGCGTGACGCTTTCAATTTCCTGATCTGTTGCCCCATCTACTCCACGGCTTTCAATGTAGGAATAGACGGCGCGATTGATTGATCCAATATGCGGCTCAACAGCTAGTAATGCCTCTAGTGATGTGCGCTGATATGTCATGGCCTGTTGGCCACATCGCGGCGGCCAACTCCCTTGCCTAAGTCAAAGCCTGCCTGAAATCCTTTATCAAGGCCAGCCTCCTTGCCTACTAAATAACCTGCATACATGATGACGCTGCACATCGATGTGATGATTGTGAAGATAGCCCAATCAGGGAATGCACTCATTTGCCTGCCTCGCCTTCAAGTTTCCAATACGCCTGGATTGTTTGATCCATGTCAAATCTAAATTGGCCGCCAATGGGCTTCATCGCCTTAATTTTGCCATCGCGTACCATGCGCCGCAATGTTCCTGATGAGATTTCCAGCATCGCTGCCATGGCTGTAGTGCTTAGGTATGTTGGCTCCATTAGTCGCTCCATGTTCCGGCATAATCTGTAAGGATTGTGAGATCACCGGCAATAGCACCATCAAATAACGCCTGGTGAGGCTCGGCAATTGCTTTAAGATATGCAGCTGCTAGCAAATAATCTGCATAAGTATCACACCAATATGCAAACTGCCAATTGTAGTCAACCTCGGTTTGTGGGATGACCGGCTCAAATCGATCACCTTTTTCTTTCCAGTCGGTACCAGCCCAACGCATTTGCATTGTTGTTAGGTGGTCAAAATCTGTTGCTGTTATGTCTAAAGTGATTTTCATGCGCGTGCCAACTTGATTAAATCAGCATCGGTCATGGATTTGAATGCACCTTCAATTGCCTTAATGCTCTGATCCTCGCATGATTCACAACCACAATCCACCATGGCTGCAAATCCTTTGTTTTCCTTCTCTAATTTGTTGCTGATGCCGATGTATAAATCTGCCATTTTTGACATGTGAGGCCCTTTCCTAAGTACCACCAATCGGTGATATGGCTAGGATAGACGATATGGACACAATAGACAAGATAGACGGGCTCCGGCGTGTCTAAAGCCTCAGCAAAATGGTGTAAATGTGATCTAGGCGTGCCTCCAGCCTATTGACCTGCTCTTTGAGGCTCTTTCCGTTGGCCTGAGGCCCTATTTCGGCCATGATTGAGCGCACTATAAACCTTACAGCTGCGTACAGCCCAGACAGGATGGCCATGACACCTACAGCCACGGCCACCCATGCCTGGATTTCCATCTTACTTCTTCACCAATCCAAATTGCTTCTCACTTGGCTGCAAGGCCTTCAGGACTGGCCCAACTAGGCCTGCAATAAATGCATTTGCCAGAGTCTTTGGATCCGATATCCCTGAAAGATACAGGGCAGCAGCTGATGCCAATGCTGCTCTTACATACGACAAGGCCGCCGCTTTGAGTTGTGATTTCATAGTTGTACTCCTTGTATTTTTTTAATCAATGCTGCCACTTTGACTGCATCAATGCTAATTTCATAATGCATCTCATCCTTACGGCCTTTGTAATCCCCGCCCCAGGTCAAACCATACTTTTTAGTAAGCGCCCGTAACATTGGTACCTTAGCAGGGTCAAAACTTATTTTACCTAGTGGATAACGGCTTGCATTAAGATCGATGGCCGTGCCGCTTGCGTGGTTACTTAACTTCTCTGTAGTACCCCTTACCATCCTGTAGCAAAATCCCCAGTCGTCATTAGCCCCTACATCCAACGGCTCTATTAAGTTATGAAACTCAGCTGCAAAACCAATTAAAAGAGGTGCTACCTTTTCGGCGCATCGCAGTTTAATAGCCGTGCCAGGTATGGCATAGGACTTTATGCCTATCTCGGCCTGATCCTTCGATGCAGGCCAGCCGTTGTAACTTGTTAGCATTTAGGCATTGGTATAGGTAACGCTAACCTCGCCACCATTGGCCATAAGGTTATAGGGTTGTAATTCTACCCAGCCTTCATTACAGCCACTAAAGCCTACGCCGTTGGCTTGCCCGTTCATGCAGATTAAATTACTTGTACTCCAACCATCATCTGCCCCTGAGCCGCCAGCCGACCAAGCCACGCTACCCTGCAATATGCAGATGCCATCCTGGTACCAGCGCATAGCACAAGTGATATTAGTGTCATCGGGTGTAAAACTTAAGTTAGTGCTAGCCCCTGATACGGCCCCAGCTTGTGCGCCGTTAGATGCTTGTATGCGTAGATCGTACTTAGTTTCATTACTTACATTAAACTGTACTGGTCCCATAATTGTCCTCCTTTTAATTTAGTAGTATTTGTAAATCATCGGCAGTAATGCCAAGTTTGGCTAGTAAAACTGTTTTGTCGGTAGCGGCTTTTGTATCTTGCTCAGCTTTCCACGCATCATATTGTGCAAAGCCAGCATCAAATTGTGCTTTGGTAATTGGCTCACAAGTTAAAAATTGGATGCCTTCGTATTCCTCGCCTGTAATAGCCCAACCACCTGTAGGAATAAGCATTTTTAGAACTTCTCCGCTGTTAGCCATTATGCACCTATTTCCATTAAAACTATTGTGGACATTGCACTATCGTTTTGTACCTTTACTACGCTGCCGTTACTAATTGACATAAATTGCGTTTTGTAAGTTGTTGCAGAGGTTGTTGCTGGTGAATCTTTGTAATTAGTCGAAACTGTGCCAGCCGCTAAATAACCTGTGCCGCCATTTTGGGCTGTGCCAAGAGATAATAAAGATATTTCAGTAG